GTGCAGTCCACGTACAATGTCACCAAAGCTATCCGGGTCACGGATGACTTCTGTATTCACAATTGTTTGTGCAGTACAGGTTGATGACATATGACCAGCGATACACTTACCAGCGGCATTGCTAGTGGCGGCAATGTTGTTGGTCTTGTACATATCAAAACCACGCAACTTACCAGAGCTAACTAATCCATTACGGATAGAGCCTTGACCAGCGTTGAAGTCTACGCTCATCAACTTGGATGAGGTTTGAACCAACTGCTCGTAAAACTCAGGGTTAGCCAAGAACCAACGTCCTTCTTCCGGTACATTAGCTTCGTCAAGAAGACGCGCCATGTGTGAAAGAACATCAATTGGGTCATGCTCACCAGATGCAAAACCAATGTCGAGGTTACCAGTACCATCAAAAGTACCGCCTGCAAGATCAGTCGCGTTATCAGAACCAAGAATGTGGTTGGGTGAAGATGCAGAAACACCAGCAAACATAGTCACAAGTACACCTCGGTCATACGCATCACGCAGGGCGTAAGCGGCTGAAGAAGATGCAACTTCCTTAAAGTTTACGTGTGACATTGAAGTTTCAATATCATCTACGATAAACTTAAATGCGTTTGCAGTATCTACTACGAGGTTGACCTCTTGATCCGTCAACTTAGTAGCAGTCACATCTTGACCACGCTCGTATTGGAATACGGTGATTGTAGGCTCTTTGATGATACGTACTGTATCTCCAAAAGCTGTAATCTCGCCAGCATAGTCGGTGTTAGTAATAGCTTCTACAACTGATGACTTTCGGAAGAAGTTAAGAACCTTCTTGGAATAGACAGCAGGTAAGAAGTATGAGTTAGTTTGACCCGAAACAGAGTTTGCAAAGTTTGCATTAGTATCTGTTGACGGCTCAAAGTATTGGTCAGATTGATTATAAGCCATTGTTAAAATCTCCTAAAAAGACAAATATTATTTTGCTACTCGTCCTTCTTGGATAGCTAGATCAATTTCTTCTTCGTAACGATCATAGTCATCCATAGACAGAGAAGCAATTTCCCGTTGTGTCCAAATCTTGGCTTGCTGTGGTTCAACTCCGGTAGTCTTTGTTGATACCATATCAGCCGCAGTGGACCGTGAAAGTTGTGACTGTCGAGAAGACTTTTGTATTGCAATATTATTTTCCATCTTATAAAGATCTATTGCACGACTTGCTAAAGATACATTATCTGGGTTGTTGTAGATCCAACGCTGAATATCTTCAGGTTGAGCCTTAGCCCATTCGTGAAAACTGTCATCACCCCTGATATCTTCAAAGTCAGGGTGTCGCTCTCTAAGAGCTATCTCAGCATCACGCTTTGACATTTCTGCCTCACGCATTTCAAGTACTGATAGCTTTTGTTGAAGAGCGTTCATCTGCTCTTCGCTTCTCATATGAGCAACTGTTTCGACAGTATCATATAGATCAGGATACTCTGATTTAAACTTTTCAAGATCTTCAGCACTTTTAGGAGGTTGATACTGCGGTTGAGAAGACCTCGCTACTGCCTCTAGTTCTTGTTCACGTTGTTTAAATTCAGAAACTTTTTGATCGTAATGTTTTTTTAGATCGTCGTATCTTTTTTTATAATTGGTTTGAGGACGGTTACTATCTTGAGGGGTTCCGTTTTCGGAAGTAGCCTCTTCTTCCTCAAAAAATAATGACTCCGCATTTTTTGAAGCTTTTGGCTCAGTATTGTGCCAAGGCTTTTTTGCATTATACGGATTTGCATTTTCTTCTTCACTCATGTCACTTCTCCTTTCTGGGGCTTGTTGTCTTTCAAGGTGGCTGTGTTAGTGCGCTTTATTAACACAGGGTCTTGATACTACAAGGTGGCCTCAAGGTTGTTATTATGATAAGGGGCTAAAGTTCTAGGTAGCCTTATCGGTTCATTAGACTAGGCATACGACTAGACATAAGCATTTGACGTTCTATATCTCTTTCATCATCCTTTTGCATATCAAACCTATCTAAAGGATTTAACATTTCTTCAGGATTCATAGACATATTTTTGTCAGCTTGGCCTCCGTTTGCCATGCCCATAAGACTGCCGTCAGAAGCACGTTCAGCATCGTCCATCATTGTTTGGAGATTGTCTGCGCCTATCTGGTCAGTCGCTTTTTTGGTGATTACAAATTCACCATCCGATAGCCTTGCTGGTATCGAATCTGATATGCCAGTTCCCGGTCCTTCCACTTCACCGGAGCCAGCAAATTCTGATGCACTAAGCATTACTTTATCTAAGATCCCTTCAAGTTTTGGATCTGCATCAAGAACCTTAAATAAATAATCTTGTTCTTCTGGTTCTAATACTTGTTCTGCTACGTAATCTACATACTCTTCTTCCATTTCTCCATCATCTAACATTGTCGCATCGTTTTGTGCTTTTTCTTCTGGACTAATGTTATCGTATGTATCTACAGGAGGCTCACCACCTTTTTGTAATTTAGCCCTTAGTTCACCTGTTTTATCTGGTTCAAATAAATTTAAATATTCTAAATAAAACTTTACTAAATCGTCTTCATCTTTAAACTTACTTCCATGAATTTTTTCAAAACGCTCAAACTTCATAGGAGCTATAGCATCGAATATAGGAGCATTAGTGCCTTCCATTGTGATGCCTTTTATTACATCTTCACTAACATCTGCGTACTCAACAACATCTCCAGCATGATAAGCAATAACTTTTAATTGATTATTAGTTACACCAAAATCGTCTTTTAATATTTTTTCATTTGCTTCAATTTTATCTACGGCTCTGTCAAGAAAATCATTTTTTCCTGCTTCATTAAAAGCTTTTCCTGCTTTAGTAGCTTTACTTTGTAGTTCAGGAGTAATAACAGCTTTAGTGGCTAATCTACCAATTAAAGAACCTATACTTCTTTTTTGTCTTTCTGGGGGAACAAGCATAGAACCTTCAGCTTTATCATCACGATCAAGATCAACACCACGACCCATCAACACATCTGCTTGTGTTACTTTACCGTCTTTATTTAAATCTGGAAATGTTTCAGCCATCGTCTTTGTCCTTGCGTCTTTGAATTACTTGTTCTTTTAATGTAAGAAGGTTAGCCAGAGAACTCGCCTTCCCCTGCCTGCGGAACAGCTCCCGTTCCGATGTTTCCACCGCCAGTGCCTGTAACTCCAACATCCGTAGGTTGTTCAGGTGCTCCTTCAGGGCTTCCCATAGCTCCCGGTTGTTGATTAAGGGGGTCAGCCTGTTCGCCAGTTGTTTGTCCAACATTATTTTGCAGTCCTATAATCTGTGCGGCTATTGCCGCTTCTTCAGGGTCATTTAGTATTTCATCAGGATCAAGATCCAGACTATACGCCAGTTCGCTAATAAGCTTTGACATTTTAACAAATGGTGCAATAGCTGGGTTTTGAGCAGTTTGAAGAAACATTGTCAATCGTTGACTACGTACTTCTTTCTGCATAAGGCTGTTTGTACCCATAGCCTTAATTTCTAAATCACCTTCAGTTTTTAGTTCTCCTTCAAAGAACTGCATATTCCACTGAAAGTATGATTTGCCTAAAGGCTTTAGTAAGAAATCATCAAGATTTTTTACGACTGTTTTAATGTTGAGTGATGCGGCTCCTAAAAGCATGGACATACCAGAAGCGGTACGGGTCATGCTTTGTACGCCTGTCATACCGTGTGAATAACTAGGAATACCTGTTTGTTCGTCTGCAAGCTGTCGGAACTTATCGAACATCATCATGTTTTCTGTAGAAGTATTAGGAAACTTTAGGCCGTGTATTGCTTGACCTTGCATACCTGACTGACGCCTAAATACTTTGCCCGGATATATTTCCATGCTTTGTCCACCAACAAGCATAGTTTCATCTACGTCAAAAATTACTGAACCACTAAGAGCTAGATTATCAATAGCCATACGTGCATGACCATTCATAATCTGCTGGCTGTCGTTCATGTTTTCCGCTACACCTACGCCAAAAAAGCTGTAGGGGTTTCTTTCGTAAGGGAACGCATTGTAGGGGATTCTGTGTGGCGTAAAGGGATTAACAACAGCCCTGAGTACAAGGCCATTACAAACCCAAGCATTAATTTGTATTTCATCAAGTACATCTATTCCTTCTGGTAGCTCAATGCCAACTTCTTTAGCATATTCTGCATCCATTAAACCCCAATACTCAAGCACTTCAAAACGACTAGCACCCATCTCTGACATACGTTGGTCATCTTTTAACTCGTACTCATAATCTTTTTCAGTATAGTTAGGGCCAAGCATTACACACTCACGAAGCGCCTCTTCATCAAAATAAGGCATTTTTCGTAATGCTCTAAGTTGTGATTTGTTTAGCTTATG